ACTGGTATGAACTTCGCTAATACGATGTGGACCCGTTCACTCTCCTCATGGCAGCCCAAACTGCGGTTGGCTTTATCAAGCAGGGGTGCGCTCTCTTGCATGAAGGCCGCATGGAACTTGAGGGCGCTAAGAAAACGGCAGAGCAGGTCATTGGAGATGTCAAGGCAATCAAAGGAATTTTTGATTGGTTCATTGGTCTATTTGTTAGTAAACCAGCCGCCGAAGCAAAGCCTGTGGCGAAAGCGAAAGCCAAAGCCAGCAAACAACAACAGTCTTACGAAGAACTTGAACTCAAACTCATCAAAGACATTGGGGACAACCTTGGCCTTCTCTTTGACACGCAACAACAAATCACAAACCATTACCTTGAACTAGAGGAGACCTCTAAGACCAACTACGACCCAACCCAAAACACCAGCAAAAAAGCTATTGAGCGTGCGCTGATTGAGTTGCAGTTAGAAAAGTTGATGGAGCAGGTACGAGAGGCTATGGTCTACGCGCCAGCAGAGTTGAAAGATTTGTATAGCCGGTTTCTCAAGATGCACGCCAAGATAGAACAAGAACAAGCATGGGCAAGGTCAGAGTTGATTCGTAGGAACAGGCTGGCAAGGTGGCGCAAAGAACAAGACGAGATTCGGGTCATTGAGATAACAAGTGCGGTAATTGCTGTGACATTTATATCTTTGTTTTTTGGATGGATGATGTGGCAACTACGAAGCTGGTCTACTGGGTTTTGATTGGAGTCGCAATATGTATTGTGGTAGGGGTTACTTCAATGGCGTATGTGGAAACGCTATACATGCGGGCACAGTTAAAACAAGAGATGAAAGAACTTCGCAAACTTAAACGTGAACTAAAGGAATCAAAATGATGACATTATTCTCAACCCTACTGTCTTTCCTGATGGGCGGGTTACCAAAACTGATGGACTTCTTTCAAGACCGTGCTGATAAGAAGCATGAACTAGCCTTGGCTCAGATGCAGACTGAGCGTGAGTTGACCTTGAAGAAGGCTGGCTTAGAAGCACAAGAGCGTATTGAGCATATACAGACTGAGCAGGTACAGATAAACGCTGAAGTGACTAACAACCAGACCGCCATGCAAGAGCGTCAAGCCCTATATGCCCACGATATTGCTATTGGTCAAGGTGCCAGCCTGTGGGTAATCAATGCCCGTGCTATGGTGCGCCCCGCCATAACTTATGGAATGTTTATTCTGTTTGCCTTTGTGGAAATCTTTGGCTTCTGGTTTGCTTATCACAAGGAAGTGCCATTTGATGTAGCGTTAGATTTACTGTGGGATAACGAGACTCAAATCATCTGGGCGTCCGTGGTGTCGTTCTGGTTTGGTACACAAGCATTTGGCAAGAAATGAAAATAAGCGCCCTTTGTATTGAGGATATAAAACACCATGAGGGGGTGAGGCAGAAGCCTTATAGGGACTCGGTGTACCTTTGGACGGTGGGCGTTGGGCATTTGATGTATGACTCACAGGCTAGGTTGCCAGTAGACCAGCGGGCGGCTATTCAGCTACGCCCAGAAGATAACCGTGTTTACCCGATGGAGGAAGTTGATGCAATTCTTAGAGCAGATTTGGCTAGGTTTGAGCGGGGTGTATCAACTCTATGCCCAGTTAGTCTTACTCAAGGCAATTTTGATGGGTTGGTATCTTTTAGCTTTAATGTTGGTCTGGGAACACTACAGCGCTCAACCCTCCGTCAAAAGGTTCTTCGGGGCGATATTCAAGGCGCGGCGGACGAGTTCTTGAAATACACTAAGGCAGGCGGAAAAGTGTTAAAAGGGTTAGTGACGCGACGCAACGATGAGCGTGCCCTTTTCTTGTCATAGGAATCGAGATGCCATTACAGAAACTACAGTTTAGACCCGGTATAAATAGAGAAGGCACAACCTTGTCTAATGAGGGTGGCTATTATGACTGTGACAAAATTCGTTTCCGTTCTGGCTATCCTGAGAAAATTGGTGGATGGCAACGCGATGGTGGTGCTATATATGCTACTGCGCCGACTGGCACATTTGCTTCTGGTGGTACCTCTACATCCGCTACCGTAACTTCTGGTACTGGTTCGTACTGGGGAGTTGCAAAATCTTTGTGGAATTGGATTAACTTAACTGGTTACAACTTATTATCAATAGGCACTAACTTAAAGTTCTACATTCAAAATTCATTAGGCGGTGCGTATAACGACGTAACTCCTATTCGCTTGACAAACACGGCTACAGCCAACGCATTTACCACTGCAACTTCTACCAATAGCGGTGGATTTACAACCATCACAGTTACTGATGCAGGGCATGGCGCACAGGCCAATGACTTTGTAAATATATCTAGCGTATCAGGTGCGGTCAACGGTGTCACAGCTGCACAGTTAACAGGTGAGTTTCAGATTGTCACTTATGTAAGTTCTAGCCAATACACCATTCGTGTGGCGGGTACGGCATCTTCATCTGGAACACCTGCGGTTAGTGCTACATTTAACTATCAACTTACTACTGGCAATACAACTTTTACGTACGGTACGGGCTGGGGTGCTGGCGGTTGGAGCGGGGTTACTACAGGTTATACATCTACTGGTTGGGGTTCTCCTGCGCCAGCGGGCTTAGGTATTGGTACACAGCTACGTCTTTGGAGTCAGTCTAACTATGGCGAAGATTTAATTATTAACCCCCGTGGTGGAGCAATGTACTACTGGGCAAATAATGCAAGCCCTAACGTATACGACCGTTGCCAAATTATTAAAGCAAGCACATCTGTAACTACTAAGACGGGTTCATTTACACCCGATTCAACTTGCCCATCTGTAGCTAACTTTGTATTGGTATCCGATGCTTCGCGGTTTACATTTGCATTTGGCTGTAATGACCCAACTGGTGTATACGCAACCACTACACAAGACCCTATGCAAATTCGCTGGTCTGACCAAAACACTGTGGCTACATGGACTCCATCCATTACCAATCAAGCAGGCGGTGTGCGTCTAAGCCACGGTTCTACAATTGTTACTGCTATCCAAACCCGTCAAGAGATTTTGGTAATAAGCGACGCGGCTATTTATTCGTTCCAATATCTTGGCGCTCCTTATGTCTGGGGAACACAACTTCTTGCTGACAACATCTCTATTGTTAGCCCCAACGCCGCCTCGGTAGTTAACAACGTGACTTATTGGATGGGTGCAGATAAGTTCTATATGTACTCTGGACGGGTAGAAACCCTACCCTGCGCTTTGCGTCAATACATCTACGGCAACATTAACCTGACAGAAGCGTTCCAGATTCACTCAGGCACTAATGAAGGCTATAACGAAATTTGGTGGTTCTATCCATCTATTACCGGTACAACTTCTACTGGCGCTAACGGCACAGGAACTTCTAGTTCATCTAATACATTGATTGACCGCTACGTAATCTATAACCATCTAGAGCGTACTTGGTACTACGGCACATTAAACGGCTCTACTATTCGCCCACGCACTGCTTGGCTGGATAGTCCGCTACGCGCAGAACCTACAGCGGCAATCGGTTACACGGCTAACGACAACTCTGGTCAACCATCGACTTATACCAACGGCGCTGTTGTTTACCATGAAACTACTGTAGATAACAACGAGACTGGCACCCCAGTTGCCATTGAATCCTATGTTCAATCCTCGGACTTTGATATTGGTGACGGTCATAATTTTGGTTTTGTATGGCGTCTCATACCTGACATTACATTTGACGGCTCCACCTCAGCAGCGCCTTCCACTAACTTTACGGTGAGGCCGCGGCAAAACCCCGGTGCTAACTATGGGTCTTCAGATAACCCGTATGTAAACAGCGCTTTGTCTTTTGCCAGCACAACGACATATAACGTCCAGCAATTTACCCAACAGGTCTATGTGCGGATTCGTGGTCGTCAGATGGCGTTTAAGATTTCTTCATCAGACCTTGGTACGCAGTGGCAGTTAGGCGCTCCACGTATTGACGTTAGACCGGATGGACGTAGATGACAGTCTCCCAACTTACGACCCAGTTACGCCCGACGCAACAGCCTCGCCTGCCTGCGGCTCCGGTTGAGTACGACCGCACATATATAGATTCATTAACAAGTATTCTGCGCCAATATTTCAATCAATTGGATAACTACACCCAGTCATCGCTGACCAATACGGGTGGTCGGTTTTCTAGGAATGTATGCGGGTCTTTCTACGACACGACGACTCAAAACGCAGCAGTAGCTAACACCGCATACAAAGTCACATTAAACAGCACCGATTCCGCCATATCAAACGGTGTGTCTATTGTTAGTAATTCACGCATTACAGTTGTGTACCCCGGCGTCTACAACATTCAGTTCTCGGCGCAGTTTACGCGTTCCAACTCTGGAACAGATGTGGTCAGTGTTTGGTTTGCAAAAAACGGTGTGAACATAGACAATTCATGCACAGACATTGTTTTGACTGGCGGCGCTGCGGCATCGGCAACCGTTGCTTCATGGAATTATTTTATTTCGCTAACCGCCGGTGATTATTTTGAAATTGTGTGGTCAACACCGGATACACATGTTTCTATTACTTACGGGGGTACAAGAACTTCCCCTGTGCGTCCAGCAGTTCCGTCTGTCATAGCCACGGTTTCATTTGTGTCCGCGCCCTTGACATGATAACATTTGAACTAATTTCTAGGAGAATCCTATGGATGGCGGAATAGGCGAAGCAGCATTACTAGACGCGGCCCTTGAGGGGGCGGCCACGGGCGCCGCCGTTGGCGGTGGAGTGTCTGCATTAACAGGAGGAGATCCATTCAAAGGGGCTTTAATGGGCGGCTTGACTGGTGGTGCTTTTGGCGGTGCTGGTAGTTATTTTGGTAGCACTCCTGCTGGCGTAGATGCATTTACCGCTGAAACTTCCACAGGATTACCCACCGTTGCCGCAGATGCAGGCAATTCAACTCAAGCCCTAACTGGATTGCAAGAGCCTCCAGCAGGTTTTGAAGGTTACGATTATGGCGCTCCAAGCCCTTATGCGGCACAAAGCACAAACGGAATTGTTGGAGCGCAAGGCGGACAAAATGTTCTTCAGAACCAACTGGGTGCAACAGCTGGAGGAGCGCCCGTTAATCCAATGTACACGGATGCAGCGCCACCCACAGGACTTGGTGCGCCGGGAAGTTCGGAAACAATTTCTCCTATGACCACCGCCACAGGTGCAGGTGCGACGCCAGCCGCTACAAGCGGTGGTGGTATATCTGGCTTGATTGACAAAGGTGCAGATCTGGTTGGCGAATATCCAAAAACTACGGCAGGTATTTTGGGTGCGGCATATCTAATGGACAAAGAGCGCAAAAGATATGGCGTTCCGCCCGCAGAAAAATACACTGGTCCTCTGAGCAAGTTTAATTACAACCCATCTACGTATCAGCCTGATGTGGTTAGACAGCCAACTCCTTACTATCGCGCCCAATATGCGGCTGGTGGTCCAGTTGAGATGATGTCTAACAACGCGGCTATCGGTGCAAACACCATGTATCCAATGGCTAACATGACCACGTCTGCTTTTGCTACGCCTTATCAGACTCCTCAGTCAACCAACATGATGCAGAACATGGCTCCTTCCGGCGGTGGCACGGTAAACCAGATGTCTGGCGAACCTAATATGCAGGGTACACGCCTAGCTTCTGGTGGTTCTGTTCGCCATTTTGGTTTTGGTGGATTCCTTGGGGATGCTGTTCAAGGTATTGGTAACAGCATTAGCAATACTGTATCTGACATTGGTTCTAACCTTGGGCATATGTTTAAAGGTGGAGACGATGCGGGTTGGCAAAAAGTAATGGATATGACGGGGCAAGGGCAATCTGGTCAAACTATATATGACCCAAAGACACAAACATATGTTCCCGTATCTTCTGTAAATAGTAATATTTATCGCGCTCAATATGCGTCTGGCGGCGGCATTTCTTCGCTGGGGGCTTACTCGGACGGCGGACGGATGCTTAAAGGTCCCGGCGATGGTATGTCTGATGACATCCCTGCCAAGATCGGCTCCAAACAAGAAGCCCGTTTAGCAGATGGTGAGTTTGTTGTGCCTGCGGATGTGGTGTCACATCTAGGCAACGGCTCTACTGATGCTGGGGCAAAGCAGTTGTATTCCATGATGGACAAAGTACGTCAAGCCCGTACTGGTCGCAAGACTCAAGGCCGTCAGATCAAGCCACATAAATACATGCCAGCATGAGTTTGACCTTACGCCCTGTACCCGTAGAGTTTGCGGCGCAGACATGGCCATTGGTTGAGGGGATGTTGGCGGAGGCAGAAAAACATGGAGGTGGTAACTACAGCTTAGAACATATCAAGTTGTATGTAAACACTGGGCAATGGATGCTATTGGTTGCAACAGACGATGAAAACAAAATTCATGGTTCTGCTGTGATGTCGTTTATTAATTATCCTGCCTCTAGGATAGGTTTTGTTACCTGTTCTGGGGGCAAAGGCGTGTTCAACAAACACGTTGTCAGTCAATTAGTTTCTATTGCGGCAAGCAAAGGGGCTACCAAGGTTCAAGCTACGGCAAGAGATTCCGTGGTTAGATTGTTAGAAAGTGCTGGGTTTTCTAAGCGTTCTACAGTGGTTGAGATAAATATGCAGGAGGCTCTATGAGCGGAATATTTGGCGGCGGTGGCGGAAGCGCACAGCCTACACAATCTACGGTAACGAATACCAACATTCCAGAATACGCTAAGCCGTATGTGGAATCGATGCTGGGCGCTACTCAGCAACAACTATTTAATACTGCTCCTAATGCATCTGGTGGCGTAGACATTACTGGCATTAAACCGTATCAGCCGTACAGCCAAAACCCACAGGACTATGTAGCAGGGTTTAGCCCACTACAACAGCAGTCTTTCCAAGGGGCATCAGATCTGGGAACGGCACAGCAAGTTGGCCAAGGATCTGCTTTGGCAGGAATGTCTGGCATCGGCGGTCTAGGCGTAGCAGCACAGGCTAATCCTTATGGATTTCAGCAAAATGTTGGTGGGTACATGAACCCCTACCTACAGATGTCGTTGGCTCCACAGTTAGCAGAGGCTAATCGTCAGTACGACATTGCTGGTAATCAAGCCCGCAGTCAGGCTACTCAGGCTGGTGCGTTTGGTGGCTCCCGTGAAGCGATCATGGCCGCTGAGAACGAACGCAACCGCAACATGGGATTGAATAGCATCATTGGTCAGGGCTATAACACTGCGTTCAACAACGCCCAACAGCAGTACAACCAAAACAATCAAACGCAACTTGCTGGTTTGGGCTTAGCCAATACAGCCGCAGGAACTTTGGGGCAACTTGGTCAAACCCAGTTCGGTCAACAGCAAGCAGCCATCGGTTTACAGAATCAGATGGGTGGCCAGCAACAGCAGCAACAGCAAAACATAATGAATCAAGCGATTCAGAACTACGCTACTGCCCAGCAATACCCGCAACAACAGCTTGCGTTTATGAACTCTATGCTCAGGGGTTTACCCTTACAGACGCAGACTGTGCAAGGCTATCAGGCCGCGCCTAGTGCGTTGTCTCAGGTGGCTGGTCTGGGTACCGCTGGTATTGCAGGCTTAGGCTTGTATAACACCATGAACAGGGACAGATAATATGTCAATTACCAGTATGAACGCCCGCATGGGCATGGCTGAAAAGCTAAGCATTCCTCAGTTGACTAAAGCCGTACAAGATGGAACTGTCCCGTCTTTTATTGGTATTCCGCTCATTCAGCAGAAGATGAAAGAGCAGCAGGGCGCTGCATCTATGCAGCCACAACAGCCTCCCGTGGCGCAACAGGTTCTTCAGCAGGCTATGGCTACGGAAGGTGTGCAAGCTCTGCCATCTAATATGCCACAAGAGTACGCCCAAGGTGGCATCTTGCATTACGCGGATGGCGGTGATATTTATGATGATGAAGATTACGATCCAGAAGATGAGGCTCAAGCTTATGCCTTAAGCCAAGGCGAAGATTTGATGGATCAACTGGTTTCCAGTCCAGATATGTATGAATACTCATCTGGACCCGGTATTGAAAGTTTGCGCGAAGTTAAATCTTCCCCATCTGGCAAAAGCTTTGAAGCAAAAGAAGCAAAGGTTCAAGTTGGTGATGGCACATCAGAGAAGTTGCTTAAACATATTCTCCACAAAGAAAGCCGTGGCCAACGCTATGACAAAGAAGGTAATCTCCTTACTTCTAGTAAAGGCGCTTTGGGTGAGATGCAAGTCATGCCCGCTACCGCCCGCGATCCCGGCTTTGGTATTGCTCCAGCTCGCAGCAACGATCCAGATGAACTGCGTCGTGTTGGAGAAGAGTACGCAAGAGTATTGCTAAACAAATATCGTGATCCTAAGTTAGCAGCTATTGCCTATAACATGGGACCCGGAAATACAGATAAATGGTTAGCTGCTGGCGCTGATATGTCTAAGCTCCCGCAAGAAACCCGTGGCTATGTCCAAGGTATGGCTGGTGGTGGCGCTGTGCATTTTGATGGCGGTGGCATTACCGACGTATTTAACATGACTCCAGATGAAGTCAAAGAATACGCTAAGCGCAAACTAAGACTTGAGCAGTTGAAATCTGCATTTGGTTCTACACCAGCATCTTCGCCAACGGCAGCACCAGCAACCCCAAGCTCTCCCGCCGCCATGTCTCCGTTTGAAAGATATGTTAAGCCAATGTTCCGTGCTGGATCATTGACATCTGCTGCCGCAAACCCTGCTGGCATTGCAACGCTTGGTGGTGGATCTTTGCTAAGCGCTGGAGCGGCAAACGCTTTATCCAACGCTACACCAGAACAGCGCGAGCAATTGATGGGCGATATTGGTAGTGATACTGGTTTGGCTGCAGCCATTATGAATGCCAGTAGTGGGCCAAAGCCGCCAGCTCCAGCAAAGCCATATGACTTTACCCAATTTGATGCAGCGACAGATCGCTACATGAAAGAAAGAGAGCAGGCTAAAACTAAAACTCCATCCGCCTCTGCCACCCCATTTGCTGGTTATGAAACTCCAGACCTTGTTTCTGGGGCTTATGGTTCATCTACATCGCAGGCCGAGGCGCCAGCAACTCAAGCGGCGCCAGCAGAACAGGTTGCCCAAGCAAATCCAGCGGCTGGTATTGAAGAACTGCTAAACAAACGCGAAGCTGGCCTCGGCAAGCAGCGTGACATTGACAACTACATGAGTCTGTTGTCTGCTGGTCTAGGCATGATGGGTGGAACATCACCATTTGCTGCTGCCAATATTGGTCAAGGCGCACAGGCTGGTATCAAGACATATGGAGATGCTGCTGCCCGTCGTGTGGCAGAAGAGAACGCCATTTTGTCTGGCCGTCTGGGTGCATACAAGTACGCCGGAAGCAGAGCGCAGGCAGATGCCATGATGGCTCTTCGCAAAGATCTGCAAAATCAACAGCTTGGCTACAACAGAGAAAGACTTGCTCAAACTGGCAAAGAACACGAAGCAACTCTTGCTCAAAGAGTATCAGCCAAGCAGCTTGATCTAATTAAGAACGAGCAAGATAGGGCTTTGGCCACGGCAGCTAAACTTGTTGGGGATAATCCAGCAGCATTGAGCATGAGTGACACACAGAAAGCTGAAGCCGTGAGAAAGATGGCTGACAGCTTGCTGATGCAAAACAAGATGTATAGAACCTCCCATATAAAAGAATATGGCGCAGATCCATTTGCCGACATGGGTGGTGGCGGAGGTGGCACTAGATTAAAATTTGACGCTCAAGGGCAGCAAATTAAATAAGGAACTGACATGGCTATTGAAGCGGAACTGGCAGATGGCAGAATCCTTGAGTTTCCCGATGGCACAGACCCAAAGGTCATTCAGAATACTGTAAAGAAACTAATGGGGACTGCTGAGCCCAAGCTCGGCGACTATGTAAAAGACATCCCCAAGGCTGTTGGCCGTGGTGCCACTGGTCTTTTGGAAACATCTGCAATTGGTGCATCTGCTTTACTGCCAGAGGAATACGAGCTGGCCGCCCGTAAAGGCATATCATCACTTGCGGAACCAGCAAAACAATATCTAGCCCCGTCTAGCCAAGAGGTTGGTGAATCTGTTTCCAGCAAGCTTGCGTCTGGCGTTGGCTCTACTCTGCCGTTCTTTGCCCTAGGCCCCGCTGGATTACTGGGTCGTGTTGCTGGTGCTGGCTTGGGTGTTGCAGCAGGCGCTGGCGAAGCTCGTCAGGCGGCAGAAGCAAAAGGTGCTACACCAGAAGAGCGTCGCCTTGCTACGCAACTGGGCGCACCTACTGGTCTATTAGACATACTTGCCCCACAAATTACTTTATTTAAAGGCGTCATTGGTAATGCTCTAGCCCGTGGTGGTGTCGAAGGTGCTACTGAGGCTGCGCAGAAAATTGCACAGAATTTAATTGCTAGGGGTGTATACGATCCAAAGCAAGATGTTCTTGCTGGCTCTGGTGAAGAGGGTGCATATGGCGCTGGCGTTGGCGCATTAACTAGTTTGATTGTTGACTTGACGCTTGGCCGTAAAGGTCGTGCTCCTGCAAACATTAGCCCAGCAGCACAAGCTGCCGCGCCTGAGCAAGCACCTCCAGAACAACCTGTACCACAAGCGCCAACTGGTGGTTTGTCTGCTGAGCGTGCCGCAGAGTTGCGCGCAGAAGCAGATGCAGAGGCTGCCGCTAATGCTCCGAAGCTTGCGTTGGAAATGAACCAGCCGTTTACGCCCGTTGCCCTGCCAGACGGGTCGGTTGCGCTGACCAAACAAGACCTAGACAACTATGAGCGCGAGCAGTTTGAAAAGCAATATGCGCCACAGCCCAATTTAAACCAAGCCGTCCCCGCCGCTACTCCGCCTCAGCTCGGCTATTCTCCTTTGGCTGGCGTGCCAACAGTATCTGCTGATGGCGTTGTTGCGTTAACACCAGAGCAAAAGTTTCAAGCTAGATATGCACCACAGCCCGTTCGCATTACGCAAGAGCAGTGGAATACCATGTCTCCAGAGGAGAGAGATGCCGCATCAGTTAAAGCGCATCTTGATGAGCAAGCTCGCATAGAAGCAGCGCAAGCGGAAACAGAAAAAAAGAAACCAAAAGAAACTGATATATGGAGTAAGGCCGAATTAGAGGCTATGAAGAAAAAGGGCAAAGCAAGAAAAGCTGGCCCCACCATTAAAGCTACAGAGCATCCAGAAAACATTGGAGTAATCGGTACTGATGACAAAGGCTTGCCAATCCCCGGCCTGTTAAGCGAAGGCGCAAAGCCATTTGTATCCAAGGATGTAGCTGATTACGTCCGCAAGAACCAGCCAATGATGAAGAGCGTTCAGTTAAAGGATGGTAGCTACGTGCTATCCCCTAAGACTGAGGCCGAGATAGCAAGTCAAGAAAAGTCAAAGATTCATGTAGCAACTTCTGGCGCAAAAGGCGAGCCTATAGATGCAAGTGCATTTATCGCTGGTGCTGGTGGTCTGAGCTTTGATACACAGCCAGATGTCTACTCGCGGGATGAGAACCCCAAGATAGGGAATAGAAGCCTATTCCAAAAAAATGGCGTGAGTTTGGATCAAGCGGGCGAGATGCTGCAACAGGCTGGATACTTTGATAGCTTGCCAGAGGGTAGCGATTCATACACAGAGAACGATGTCATAGAGGCTATTACTGGCAAGATATATAGGCCAGAGGATGAGGCGTTACTTGCTGAGAAAGAAGTAACAAAGCGAGAAGCGGCTGAGAGATATGCGGAAAACAAAGCCAGCACAGAAGTTCAAATGGCTGAAGATATGGGCTATCCCAATACGCCCAAGGGTATTGCTGATAGTTTCTTGGAAAGAGCGACCGACCAAGGGATTGATGTTGAGTCTATTCAAGAGCAGGCCGCAAGAGAAGCTCAGGGACAGCCAGAAGATTTTTACCATGACCGAGTGAGTGCGCTTGCCCGCGAGGCAATGAGCAATACAAGCACGCTGTATTCTGTCAATAAAGAAAACAAACCTAAGAAAGCTAACGCCAAAGAACTCAAGATGCAAAAAGATCTTGAGGGCAAGTCAATGGTGCAGGCCGCACAGTACCTTATTACTAATGCACCTAATGCTTTCCAGAAGTTTGTTGCCAAAAAAGTATTGAATGTTATTAAGGAAATGGAAGCCCGTGGCGTGGACTTCAACTTTGAAGTTCAAACTGGCAACACCCGCAATAGCGGTTTGTATGACGGCGAAGGTTTAACAACGCACTTCTTCAATAAAGAAGGCAAGCCTTTACGCATACAGGTATTACTAAATGGCGCACCAGTATTTGAGAATCAACGTGGATATCCATCTGGTTTGAGCTATAAGACATTGATGCATGAGTTGCTGCACGTTGCAACCAGCGCCAAGGTTTGGTATCTGGCCGACACCCACCCAGCCGTCAAAGAGTTAAATGACCTTTACAGGCTGGTTGCAGAAGAGTACAAAAAACAACGAGCTAATGGAACTCTTCCAGATTTCTTAAAAAACTTTAACAAGGGTTACAACAACGCCCTATCAGATGCCAATGAAATGCTAACGTGGTCTATGACAGATGAGCGTATGCAGAAGTGGATGAGCGATATTAAGGTTGGAGACAAGACTGTTTTCTCCAAGATCGTTGACTTGATCCGTCAGGTTTTGGGTATGCCCAAGCCATTTGAGACCGCGCTTGACCGCTTAGTCCGCACCACAGATTCTTTGTTGGACATGGATACGCAAGTTCTGGAAGACGGAATGATTGCAAAGGGCAAATCGTTTGGCGGAACAAAGCAGCCAACCAAGAAGATGCCTACTGAGCAGCAAACTCTGTTCTCCAAGCGGGCACAGGAGATGTTTAACAAACTGCAAACTGGCAAGGCAGACATTACTAACACACCAGCGTTCAAGCGTTGGTTTGGTAATAGCAAGGTAGTGGGTGAAGATGGAAATGCATTAGTTGTTTATCACGGAACAAAAAACTTTAAAGGCAATGCATTTAAATCTGATGTTAAACGTGCAAACAGAGCGGGTAACGTGGAAGGATATTATTTTTCCCCAGATCCAGATGAGGCAAGCGGATACGCAAAAAATAGGGATACTGATAAATATGAAGAAGGCGCGCAAGTATTACCCGTTTATTTAAGTATTCAAAAGCCATACATACCAAGGAAGAGTTATGTTTCTGAGGCAATGAAGAAACAGTATTTGAAAGAAATGATTGATGCCAATTCGCAGCTTGGTGCTAGGGCTGAGAAATGGGCTGAAACAAAGTTATACCATTTAACAGAATACGGATTGCCAAGTGCAAATTCACTAAATGGCGATGGTGCTGCTGCAAAAAGAATTCTTCAAGCCGGCGGCTATGATGGTTTTTTGGACGGTATACATTGGGTTGCATTTGATCCAACACAAATTAAATCTGTATTCAACGAAGGTGCGTTTTCTCCAGACGAAGTAAGAATAAACAAACTACAGTTTGGCAAGAAGGCTGAGCCTACTCCTACTGGTAATGGCCAAGCGTCACTGGATAACCTGACTACTATGGGCAGGACTGTAGCTGCGCCAGAACCCAGCTATCTGGCCAAGGTTAAGGAGTCATGGGATAACGCCCGCGATAACCCAAAGGCTACGGCAGAGGCTGCTCGCACTTCATTCCAACGCTTCCGCGACAGGATTGAGACATGGGCATTCTCTAGCGATGCCGCTTTGAACAACGCTATCCGCCGCGAGGTGATGGCTTCTACCGCAGGCCAAGAGGAAAAGATTGGTTTGATGCTGAACGCCAGCTTGAGCCAAACTGTTCACTCGGATGCGGTGGCCAGTTTGTTCTTGCAAAAGGGCGGCATTACCTATGACAAGAGTCTGCACAAATGGGTGGGCAAAGAGACAGACGATAACTTCGTTACCTTATCTAAGCAGCTCGATGCCATTGCAGAAAAGAATGGCCTAACCAAACCGCAGATAGAACTGATCGCCCATGCTGCATTTGAGGCTAAACGCACCAAGTCATTGATTGGCTTTAACAATGAGCTGACCGCAAAGATTGCCACCATCCAAGCGGAAGCTGCATCTAAGCGCAAATCATCACCCGTTGCTGCGTCTGCTTTGAGCGAGAAAGCTCAGCGCATGAAGGAGGAGTTTAAATACATCCATCTAGACGATGCTGAGATTGCGGCAGGCATGAAGTTCTTTCAGATTCATCCTGAGTTGAATGAGGTTGTTAAGACTTGGAACAGGATCCGTGATAACGCTGCTGACGTATTGGTAGAGAGTGGGCTGTGGAGTAGGGGTGATGCTGAGTTCTTATTGAGCAATGCAGACTATGTGCCGTTCTACCGCGAAGATCAGCTTGAGCAAGGCCAAGGCCCGAAAGAGTTTATCCGTGGTCTGAAGGTGCAGGCCAAGGAGCGCAAGCTCAAAGGATCTGACAAGCCCGTCAATGACATATTTGACAACCAAGTTCGCTGGGTTCAATACTCCATCAACCGCGCCGTTCGTAATCGTTCTGCTATTGCGCTGGCCGATACAGCCGTGTCTGTTGGTGCAGCCAAGCAAGTGCAAAGCTCAAAGGATGGAGCTAACGTCACCCGCATCTGGCGTGACGGCAAGGAAGAGTTCTATGACATGGCTGACCCTATGTTCATGGAAGCATTCAATGGCCTAGAGGCTGTTGTCATTCCATCATGGAAGTGGGCATCCACCCTAGCCAATACGCTGCGCCAGTCTGTGGTGATGTACCCACTGTTCTCCGTGGCGCAGGTGCCACAGGACTCGTTTGCCGCCATGTTCTCCTCTGGCTTGAAGCCACAGTATGCATTGCGTATTCCTATCCTTGCGGTCAAGGAGTTCATCCAGACGCTGCGCGGTAAGAGCAAGTCACATGAAGAGCTGAAGAACATTGGTGCCGTGGGTGTGCGCGACTTTACATCCGCTATGGTGCGTGAGGATGCAGAGATATTCTCTGGCCTTAAAGCGCCGCCCGGCTTGCTAGGTAAACTGAAGTATGGTCTAAACCATATTGCTATGGCTGCCGACAACGCCGTCCGTCAGGCTGTGTTCGAGGCCGCAGAAGCACAGGGCTTGAGCAAGGCAGAGGCGTTTGAGAAAGCTTTTGAAGTATTCAATGTGCGCCGCAAAGGTAGCAGTAAGACTATGGCTTTGGCAAGCCAACTTGTGCCGTTCTTTAACGCATATCTTGCAGCTCAGAACGTAGCCTACAAAACAATTACTGGCCGAGGCACATCACCAGAAGACCGCGTTAACGCACTGCAAACACTGGCTGCTACCACCGCCTCGGTAATGACGCTATCGTTGCTCTATGCCATGCTGAACGGCGATGATGATGATTACAACAAGAAGCCTGCTGTCCAGCGTGATCGTCTGTTGATGATCCCCGGCACAGGCGGCATGAGCATTCCTCTGCGTTCTGACTTATTCACCATACCCAAGATCATCACAGAACATATGTATCTGCTGATGACTGACAAGGGTTATGAGGATGGCCGCAAGTTCCGCGAGTCAATCACCAATGCCTTGGGCAACTCCTTGCTCGGACCGACTGCCGTGCCACAAGCCATCAAGCCCATTATTGAAGTCGCCATCAATCACGACTTCTTCCAAGGCCGTCCGCTAGTGGGAACCTACCAGAAAAAACTAGAGACCGAGCGGCAGTTTACGGACAGCACATCTGAGATGGCCAAGTTTATTGGTAGCTCTGGCTTGATCTCTCCTATTGCTGTGGATCATTTGATTCGAGGAATGCTTGGATCTGTTGGTGGTTTAACGCTATACATGACTAGCGCCATGCTCGATAGCAACCCAGAAGCACCGCGCCCATCCTTGTCTCTGCAAGATGCCATAGCTACCTTGCCGGGCATGAGCGGGTTCGTGGCCAAGACTTATGAGAACTCTCTTAAGCGTGACTTCTATTCCCTCAAGGAAGATGTTGATAGATCTGTCAACACTTTCAACGATCTTAAGAAGCGAAGCCCAGAAGAGATACCAGCTTTCCTTGCTAAGCAAGAGAATATGCAGCGCCTTGGACTGCAGAAGTCCGTCAACAAAGTGGCCGAGAATCTGTCAAAGATACGTGACAGTATTTCCCGCATCACCAACGCCAACATGCCAGCAGATGAGAAGCAAAAGCAGATTCAAATCCTCAGACAAGTGGAAGAAGACCTATTAAAAGGCGTCAATGTGAAGCAGCTCAGAGAGTTTGGAATGGTCTAAAAAACTAAAGCAACCTAAACGTTTATGTTGCTTTTCGCTAAAAGTATTAACTTTCGAGCAGCCGTGCAATAGTTATATTTAATGCGTCAATCTCATCCATTTTCTTGAGAGACCACATTCTTTTTTGTCCGTGCCACCCCATGACTGCCCCTTGATGGCAATCTTTGCACAGGGCTACACAGGTATATTGTCTATGTTGCTTTACATGATGAGCGTCACTTGGAGCTGACGCATCACAGACCGAACAGGGAAGTTCTTTCACCCGTGCTAGGTGTTTTCGCTCCTTGGCGGTCAGTGTGTTGTTCATGTTCTGATCTCTCTTTCTCGGATCATGGCCTCCGCTTTGTCATAGGCTTCTTTGGCTGCATCATCTGGGTGGTTCATAGGAGAAGCACTTAGCATGGCGAAGGCGGCAAAGAAGTCTGTCAGCGTCATGTCTTGTAGTTCTACTGGCTCCTGTTTAGGTTGCAGTAGCTCTATGCCTTCAGCTTTTTTTCTTGCCATTTGGTTTCTCCTTGGGGATTAGTTTCTCAATCTGAACAATTAGACCCTCTGCTACTGTTTCCCCATTAAAGGCTATGTTAGACGCTTTGTCATTCTTGTTAATGATGTCCATCGCGTCTCGCAATCCTTTCTTGTAGCCGCCATCAAACTGGGTATCGCCCTCGATGATGAGAGTAATGGCATCACGGACTAGGCCAGATGCTTTGCGGTCTCCTGCCGCCGCCTTCAGCTTGGCGTGGATGTCTTTCCTCAAATGGACTGAGTAAGGGATTAGGTGGTTGTCTTCCATTGTTGGAACTCCTGATGTATGAATTTAAATTGTTGTGCTGCTTGTTTGTTTTCTTTAAGCTCAGAACGTGAGCTTATGAGTAGTTCACCCCTTAGCCAGTCTGTTGCCGCCTCTTCTGACGGTTTGTTGATTTGTCCTGTCTCTATCAGGAACTTGTGAAAGAACGGGTCTTTACATAGGATGCCGGCCAGACGGACGATATCTTTGGATGGGTACTCCTGTTCCCTATCCATAGGCTTGCCGTCATCAGCAAGCCGAACCATTACCACTTGATACCGCGCACCCACAAAGTCACGCATGATGTCTTCGCAGATATCGTCGGGATGCACAGACAGGGTAAGAACATACCCCGTCCTATCTTGCTTCATGGCTATCTTCCTAGCCTCAAAGTGAGATGTTTGCATCAGAACGGCACATCCTCATCAGGTGCTGGCTTGGGTGCTGGCGCAACTGGTGGTCTGGCCACATAAGGATTGCTTCCCTCTGGCTTCTTGTAGTTGTTCCAAGATAGGCGCATCCAAGGACCGAACTGTCCACTCATCTGCCAAGCAGACAGCTTGATAATGATGTCATCACCATCATGCTCTTCTAACAACCCCTTAAGGGCTGAGCGCTGCATGGTGATCTCGCCTTGCATATCGGGCTTCTTGTCGCCTTGCTCTTTGTATTTGTTGTGGGATAGCTTGCCACTGTTTGGATATTCTGTTGCCATTGTTTACTCCTTAAATGATTGTTTGGCTGCCCCGAACTTGGTCATCAGGGATTTGTATGCATCTGGTGCTTCTTTTTCCATCCTCTCAAAGATGACGCGGTTCGTGGTAAAGATTGCGGTCACATCCTTCTTGCTGGCTGCTTGCCCCAGCGCAATCTCAGCGGCGTCTTCTACGGCTTTGATCCACTGATCCATAGTGCAACCATCCTCTGCGGTTATACGCATGAACCAAGCACCATCATCCTTACTGCCGTCGCTCTTGCCCTCAATAACTGCGGGCGGTTTAGCGGCTGGCTTAGGCTTCTCGATCTTGACGGGCTTCTCTTCTTGTTGCTGAGAATCAATCTGATCGCTTTCTGTGATCTCCATCGCCAGTAACCAGAGGTATCTCCGAAGATACGTATGGGTGCTGCCCAGCACTTGAATGGCCTGACCTTTGCTGTTCTCGGCATAGACGATAGGAGAGAAGAATTGGACTGACGATCCGTCTTCTGTGTCGTATATGGTGAGCATGGCCATTTCGCCAAAGGTAACCACGCCGCACAGACCAACTGCGTCAAACAGTTTGTGAACAGTGGGCATGAAGTCGCCTAGCTCATAGTAGTGCCATCCACCAAACTTGTTGTGGCCAGTCTTCTTTAAGTTGGTCTTGGATAGCTCATGTCGAGCTGCTTGTAGTTTGCGATATACAGTCATACTTCCTCTTTGAATGTTTCTACTTTCACGCCTTGGGTTAATGCGTTAACCAAGTCATCCTGAGATGCAACCTTTACACTCAAAATCTGCTTGGCCACATAAGCCAAAGCTTGACTCGGTGCGCTGGCCTTGACCAAGCGGGATGGGATGGATGGATCAATAGATCCGACTAGATAAATGCGCTGACTCATGCTGACTCCTTCGTTGATAAATATGTTTGGTACTGATTACAGAACTGGCTTACCTGACAAAAGCTGGCACACCGAGTACGCTCGCCTTGGCGATGCTCGATGAAATATCCTTTGGCTGGTAGCGCAGCTGCTGCCTCGTCCCTTGTGTCGTGAACACTCTTAGCTCTGACTCCCCCTTCCTTCTTCACGGCAAACTTCTCTGGCTTCTCCCACATCTCTTCTGCTGTGCATTCCTTCACATCGCCGCCTGTCTCTGCGTCAAAGAACGCATCCTCATGCAAAGCAATACGCTCATGCACATAGCTTTCGCGTTTCTCGAATGGCCAGACTGGGATGTCGATAACCACAATCGGTGCCTGTGGGTATCCGTCACGAGTCTTTGCGTCACGGCTAGACCAGTTGCGGATGATGGCCACGATCTGTAACTTCTTAACTGGCTGCTTCTTTACCAGCTCCACCAAGTAGGCGTAGAGGTTTAACTGGTGGTGCCAGTCATCCTTCTCATTCATTACCGCCCAGTCTGATGTGACCTTGTAGTCGCTGATAACAATGCCGTCTTCGCTAATCTCTTGCAAGTCGATAGCGCCACTGATGTTCCAGTTGTTTACCTTCGCATGGATGCGTTCCTCAACAACATGGTTCTCGTCTTTGCCGTGTTCCAGCACGCCGTGGACTGCGGTGCCAAACAGAGACCACACCATCTCTGATGCGTCTTGCTCAATGTCATCCCAGTGCTTGCGCTTGAGCTGAACTATGCGCGGGCTGTTGAGCAGCTCGGTGGCAGAGATGTTTGACTTACCCTTAGAGTAAGTAGGCCGCTCCAGCACATTGATAAATGTCTGAGGTAAGTTGTGATGGTTAGTTAATTTCATGGTTTCCTTGTGGTATGATTTGTTCCTGCTGTCTTGTAATTGTGATAGGATTATAACTGGTAATCCAAAGACATACAACACATAGAACAAAATAATTTCTATCAGGTATCAGGAGTCGATAGTATGTCTAAATATGCTAGGCGGATAGATGCGAATCAGAACGACATAGTGGCTGCGCTGCGGGCGTGCGGGGCTGTGGTTCGTATCGTTACTCAGGGTGACGGGATACCTGACCTACTGGTAGGCTACCGAGGGTATACCCTACTGCTAGAGGTAAAGGACGGGAGCAAGCCGCCGTCGGCTCGGACGTTGACGGAATCAGAACAGAAGTTCTTTGATGATTGGAAAGGCGGTATGCTGGCAGTGGTTAATAGTGCTGATGAAGCTCTTGATATTTTGAAGCGCTGTGTATAATTTAATCGCAGTTGTTTCATGGCTGCTCCTTTGAGTGATATTGTGGGGGTCTACGGATCCCCACTTTTTTCTGTCAACACGCATGGGGATTGTGTTTGACGCTATGCACATAGCATAGAGAGTCAGTAGTCTCCAGCCGTGTTGGTAGCACGTAATACGGGTTAGCGCCGTATCTTTTTGTTGTGCAAATACAAAAGTTGAACGACACTGCTTTATGTGAGCGTGTTGCCAACACCTAAAATTTATGTATAATCCAAACCGTTGCCGTAGCAAGCGACGAAGTTGAAAGCCGTTTACACATGCAGTTTCGCCTTACCAAATAACCTCGGTCGGAGGGATATTTGTTAAGGTTGCTACCGAAATTGCAGTTGTAAACGGCTTTTTTCATTTCTATCTATTACTACGCCAGCCGTACTCCGAGCGTTATATAAGCACCTGCATGGGTGGCGCGGAAGGAAACACCGGCACTGGTACACCCCCAGAGTAAGCCGTCCAGCCTGTTAGCGAGGGACTGGGAAAGATAGCGCGGCCAGCGGTGAGACAAACGCCTATCGACTAATCGCTACCGTCATGGTTTGCTAGGAGGACACCACAGTGCCCTCTGGGCAGGGAGTGAACAGCCTCGGCTATCACCCTTGGGAGACCTATGTCTTTTTTCCCTTATCGTTTTTCCCTATCTACATTTACTTACCGATAGTTATAATTGCATGTACATATGTGCATATATGTGTAGAATTCAGCACATAAACAGGAGACAACATGGATCATATAACTGACTTTGCGATATTGATGGGGCAGATAGCGGTGGTTACTTTGGCAGCAATTATTTGGAGGTATTTATGAATGCATTTCATCCTGACTACATCAGGACATTTCACCCGCAGTTCTTATCTGATTTTAGATTTGCGTCATATCAGATGGAGCAAGGTAAAGCTAATGCTGCCAAGATGCGGCACACGCGGGAGTCGGTAAAGGGAGCGAAGGATATGAAGTCATTTCCACTGACAAGGAGGAGAGGATGAAAGATATACCAGCATTTCCAAGACCATATAGCGGCACATCACAGTTTGCACAAGAAGGCATGGGGTTGCGTGATTACTTTGCGGCTAAGGCTATGCAAGGTATGTTGTCTGAAAACTCAGGCATCAGATACCCAACTGATGAACTTGTAGATTTTGCTTACAAGGTAGCAGACGCAATGATGAAAGCGAGAGAAGCATGACACCAGAAGACGAAGAGTTCAACCGCATAGAGATGGAGTCTCGCGTTAAGCAAGAGTATGTGCGGGCTATGCGTAAGACAACACGGGAGGAAAAGATAAGCCGTCCCGCCGTATATGAGGTGCCAGCAAACAACCGCATGATTGCATCGCATCAAGACCATGTGCGTAGGCTGATGGACGAACTAGCAATCGCTAGGGTATGTATACGCGAGTTGGGTGACCGACTGTCTAGGCTGGAGAAGCCTTGGGTTGATTTGACAAAGGAAGAATGTTTTGAGTTGTGTGTAAAACATAAAGACAATTCATTTAGTTTGCTGGTCGCAGTACAAGAAAAACTTATGGAGAAGAACACATGATTCTTAACCAAGGCAAAGTCGCTGGCGGTTTGGTAGATGAACTGCTAGAGGTGATACACAAGTATGACGAGACGCTATACACATCTACTGTGATTGGCGTATTAGAGTTAGTAAAGCGTCAGTTAGTTGACGAAGCAATGTGGGGAGAAGCAGAAGATGACTAAACGCATAGAAATAGAGTACGAATTAAAAGCAGAAGAAGATGATGACATCCAAGACTACAAGAAGCCTTGGGTTGGGTTGACGGATGCGGAGATAGAAGAAGTAGAGCGTTGGGTTGAGTTCAAAGAAGAAGGTAGCGAACGCATTCCGATGGGCAAACTTGTGGCGTATATCAGTAGCAAATTAAAGGAACGCAACACATGAGTGACTTTTTATACACAGACGCTAGATGGACAGAACGCTTTGTTGAAGTAAGTGACCCGCACAAAGAAGGGCATCATGTTAGGTTTTACTTTGAGCGCCCTTGGGTTGGCTTGGACTGGGGCGAAGTACCCGAAGACAAAACTAAATCAGAAGACTTCTTGCACGGGGCAAGATGGGCAGAGAAACAATTAAAGGAGAAGAACAATGCTTGAAACAGTTGCTTGGGCAGTAATGCTACTTGTCATGGGTGGTGCAATCGTGGTAATTATCGGCGTAGCAATATTCATGATGAGTAGCGAAGAATGAAAAAAGAAGAAATGATTGCGCTGCTGCGAAGCGCTGGCGTAGATGAGAACGCCGTGAACCTAGCCATCAATGCTTGGGAAATGGGAACAGAACATGAACGCGATGAATGTGCAAAAGCCTGTGAGCAAGCTGGGGTAGACGGCTACGGCACGCTAACGGCAGCACTAATTATTAGAAAGAGAGGAAGTCATGACGGATCAGAAGAAACTTGACGAAGCATTTAATGAGCTGGAGATGGATGATGACGGCTCCTGCCCTAAGTGCGGCGGAGATATGCTTACACACATTAGTTACTTCTATTGCGAAGCCTGCGGGCACAAGGAGTATCCAATAGATGATTAAGGCAAGACAAGTATTTGAATTACTAATGCAGTCCAAAGGTAAACAGGTTCACTGGGATGGCAAAAAATACACAACTGCCAACATTCAGACTAAATGGCGGTATTTTTTAATGGGTTGGAACATGAAGGAAACACATGATGGAACGTAAGTTATTAGGCATAGATGTCATTCGCATTGACGGCGGAACTCAGTGCCGCGCTGAGATCAATCAGCCAAAGGTAAGTGAGTATGCAGATTTAATAGAGTCTGGCGTAGTTTTTCCGGCGGTCAGGGTATTCTTTGATGGCGTTGACTATTGGTTGGCAGATGGTTTTCACCGCTATCACGCCCACAAACAGGCAGGTCAGGCAGCCATCAATGCTGATGTAGAAAAAGGTACTGCAAGAGCAGCATTGCTGTTCGCCATTAGTGCCAACGCAGAGCATGGCCTACCTCGCACTAATGCAGATAAGCGCAAGGCCGTGCAGATGATGCTAGATGACTTTGAATGGCAAGACTGGAGTAATGCAGAGATAGCCCGTCATTGCAAGGTGTCGGTTACTTTGGTGGCAACCATGCGCGGCGACACAGCGCCCGAAGAGCGTAAATACAAAACCCCTACTGGCAAAGTGATGACAAAGAAAACAGCTAAGCCAAAGAAGGAAGAAGAACCTGAGCCAGAGGTAGAGGATGATGGGGTAGACGAGAAGCAAGCGGCGATAGATGAGCTGATAGCTGAGAACGAGAAGCTGACCGAGCGCGTGGCACTAGCGGCTATGGAAGGCACGGCGGCAGAAAAGAACTTGGCCAAAGAAACCATTGAGTCTTTACGCGAAGAGCTGCGCATCACTAAGATTGAACTGGTGGCGGTGAAGCAGAGCCGTGACACATTCCAAGCAGAGAATGCTCAGATGAAATCACAGATCAAGATGCTGCAAAAGAAGCTAGAAAAACTTCAAGCAACATAAACGTTTAGGTTGGTTTAGCCAAAGTCGGCTGGCTTGTGTGCCGACAGTGGAGAAATTATGGGATTAGATCTTAGGCCGTATCAGGCCGACACTCTCGTTGCTTTGCGTAATGGGTTTGCAGCAGGCCGCCGCACTCAAATACTTTATGCCCCCACGGGGGCGGGTAAGACAGAGATGGCTATTGCCTTGCTCGAAGCCACCAAGGAAAAACGCAACAACTCAGCCATGATTCTTGACAGGATCATTCTGTGCGACCAGACAAGCCAACGCTTAGAGAAATACAGCATCCCTCACGGGGTATTGCAAGCGGGTCATTGGCGGTTCAGACCTTATGAAAACATACAGATCTGTTCAGCTCAAACGCTAGAGAAGCGCGGGGATTTCCCTGACCTAAAGCTGCTTGTCGTGGATGAATGCCATACGACACGCGCGCAGACAGTTGAGTTCATTAAGAACAACCCTGATGTGAAAGTCATTGGCCTCACGGCTACACCTTTTACCAAGGGCTTGGGCAAGATATATGAGGGAGTAATCAGCACCATCACCACCAAAGAATTGGTAGACCAGAAGGTGCTAGTCCCTCTGCGTGTGTTTATTGCCAAAGAGATCGACATGACTGATGCCAAGAAGGTGGCGGGCGAATGGTCGGCAAAGGAAAGCACCTCGCGGGGCATGAAGATTACAGGCGATATCGTTGCAGAGTGGGTAAAGAAAACCCATGAGATATTCGGTAAGCCTCGCAAGACTATCGTGTTCTGTTCGGGGGTAAACCACGGCGCAGATCTAGCCAAGAAGTTTGCAGATGCGGGCTATAACTTTATAAGCATTAGCTACAAGGATGATGACCAGTTTAAGGCAGACGTCATTGAGGACTTTGCAAAGCCAGACACAGAGATCAATGGCCTTATAGCCACAGACATTCTGACAAAAGGATTTGATGTCAGTGACGTAATGATCGGGATATCAGCGCGTCCATTCTCCAAGTCTTTGTCATCTCACATTCAGCAGATGGGTAGGGTCATGCGCGGTATGCCCCATGCACCAGAGGAGAAGCCGTTTGCAGTATGGCTTGACCATTCGGGAAACTACTTACGCTTTCAAGAAGACTGGGATGATGTCTATAACAACGGCGTGCATGAGCTAGATGAGGGAAGAGAGAAGCCCAAAAAAGAGAAGACGGACAAGGAGAAGAAGGAGTCATGCTGTCCTAGGTGTGCCCATGTCTGGCAGAACTACTCAGATGTTTGTCTGAGCTGTGGCTATGTGCGAGAGCGCAAGAATCAGGTGGAGGCGGTAGCGGGTGAGCTGCATGAGCTGAAGACTGCAAACAAGATGGACAACAAACAGGACTACTGGTCTATGTGTCAGTTCAAGATTAAATATCATGGATGGAATGAGAAGCGGGCATTGGCAGCATACAAAACTAAGTTCGGCGTATGGCCTAAAGCCCTACATAAAGAACCTATGACTCCATCAGATCAGTTTGAGAAAGAGGCCAAGGCATCACTAATCAGGTATCTCAAAGGGAAAGGTAAGGCGTAATGGATCTACTGAATTACTGCAAAGCTCACGGCATCCTTATAGACCATGTCCCACAGGTAGGAATATGGAAGCGTTTCCCAACAGTCGATCACCCAAAAAGTAGGAACGGGGCGGTCAAGTTCATGGGTAACTATGCCTTTGTTCAGAACCATGCCACAGATATCGAGGTGTCCATATGGAAGTCAGATACTGATAGCTATGACTCAGAGCAGATCATGCGTGATGTGCGGGAGGCTGAGTTCAAAAAGCAGCAAGACCAACGGCAAGCGGCAAACAAGGCGGCATGGCTACTCAATCAGTGCAAGTTCTCTACCCATCCATATTTAATCAAAAAGGGATTCAAGGAAGAGGAAACTAATGTATGGCTCAATGAGGGTAAGAAGATCATGGTCATACCCATGCGTGTCGAAGGATCGCTTGTCGGCTGCCAACTGATAGATGAAGAGGGTAGCAAGAAGTTTCTTTTCGGACAACGGACAAGCTTGGCATCCTTCAGCTTTGATAACAAGGGGGCGAACATTCTTTGTGAGGGCTACGCTACCGCACTAAGCATTAGGGCAGCCTTAAAAAGCATGAAGAGAAGATATTGCATCCATGTTTGCTTCTCGGCGGGGAACATGGTGAAGATGGCGGCATCCTTAAGTAATGGCTATGTTGTGGCAGACAATGATGCGTCAGGCACGGGAGAGCGGGTGGCCAAGGAAATAGGGTGGGATTACTGGATGAGCGACAAGGTGGGGGAGGATGCTAACGACACCCATCAAAGGCTCGGCAGCTTTAAGTTTGCCCAGTCCCTTCTGCGGTCAGTTAGGGTATGAGGCCATCATCATCTTCTCGACTCGTAGCTTGTCGGAATGATGGGCGAGGAATTGCAGCCTATCCATGATATCTGTCCCTAGGTCAAAGGAGTTTTTCCCTTGGCCTAGGTAGTCAGAGCGCACAGTAATCTGCCCGTCTTCATCCTCCATTAAGAAGATAGCGAATAGTGTGCGGGCTGCTTTCTCTTTAGTCTTTTTCATCTTTTCTTTCTTGAAGATAGTGGCAATGTGCAGTCCTTAAAACATCAACAAAGCTAATTTTCCTATCTTCGCATAGGTGCTGCAAATCGGTTAGTTGGTCAATGATCGCCACATCTAGTCCGTCATAGCGTATTGTGTTCTTATTCAGCCCCTTTAGGGCGTTATCTATTCTTGTTTGCATTCTTCTTCCTCTACAACTTGGTCAATGTTCCACTCGCCGTAAGTGTCGGTGCTAAAGTCTCCGCCATCCATCTGCGTGGCTTTCTCATAGGCTTCGTCTTCATTCTCGGCCTCAATATGGACTGAGCAGTAAGCGGTGTAAGAAGCTAATACATGGTATGTTTTCATGCTGTTACCTCTGCGGTTGCCCGCTCAAATGCTTTGCGTGTATCTTCTATGAACTCTGCAATGACGCTCAGCTCGTAGTCCTCGACAACTTCCCAAACTGTTATGTCTTCATGCACCCATTTGTTGTCTCCCTGTTGCAGCTCTACCAGTATGCCGTCATAAGACCAGTCGGGGTATTCACAAAGCCATTGGTTAAGTGCGAAATGTTCTGAAGCTCTCATGCTGTTACTCCTAAACTTTCCCAATAATCATCAGGGCTTTCTGCATCAATCTCAAGAATCGTGTATTGATCGGCATCACTAGGATCTAAAAAAGCTGCGATATTCTCAGCCTTCTCCCCTGTTTCGGCCTCAATAGTGTATTGATACTCAACTAATTTTTTAACTATGAATTCTTTTTTCATGCTGACTCCTCTAGAAAATGTATTGCTTCCCATATGCAGCTATCTGCACAGCTCATCACGGATGCGATCTCGGCATTCGTTTGTAATGGCGAGACTTGCAAGCCATTTGTCATTGGGGTTGAAGCCCAATGGTAGACATCAGAAAGCAGCTCTTGTGCTTGCTCAAGTCTTTGTTTAAGTTCTGAATTAGTCATGCTGCGATCTCCATTTCTTTAATCATTTGTGTAAAGTATTCGATAGCATCACCCTGATGCTTCCATGTTTCGCCGCCATTGTCATCACCATAAACATGGGCGTAGTAATGACTACTTCCTACCTCTAACATTCCTTTGCTTTTTATTATTGGAAAGTCAAAGTGGTAGTGTTGACACCACTCCAAGGCGGTATCGGAGTCAGGGTTCTCTAACGCCCACTCGACTCGCGTTAAGACTGCTGCACCTTTCGGCAAGCGGTTAACTATGCTTTTTGCAAAGTCTTTGTCAGGCTCACCATCAGGCGGCGTGTTTCTAAATTGCTCAAATAAGACTTGTGCCTTGGCCTCACCATGCTCTTCGATTAAGTCATCTAGATCTACATATGATGTAGTCAGTATTGATATGTCTTCGTTGTGATCTGAATGGCAGCCAAAGTCAGGTCTGATATTCAAATCAACTAGGTCAGACATTTCATCTACATCTAAAACCTCAGTCCTGTCTTGATCGCGGAAGATATAAACCTCTTTGGTCACATCTTCTACCTCTAATAATTTCCTGATTAGCTCTGCTACTGTCATGTCGTGGCCTCCATAAATGTAAGTTCGCACTTCAAATAGTCCATAAAAACGGCATGGATTTCATCCTCTGCCGACCCTGTAAAAAACATGGCTGCAATATCGCCATACTTCTGCCCGATAGCATCTTGCATACTTGAGCAAGCCGCGTGTAGGCCGTTCTCTGCAATAGCTTGCAGCTCTTCCTTGGTGTAGGTTCTCATTCGATCTCCTTTACTTCGGTAATGTTCCAGTCAAAAAACTCATCACTAGCTAGGACAAACTTATCCTTGTGCGTAATTGATGCGATCTGTTCGGCTTGCTCTTCGTCTTTAGCTTCTATTTCCACAGTCGCATAGCTAATAAATGAAGCTCTCACCTTAAACTTTTTCTTCTGTCCAAGCGGCGGGTCAAAGCGCAGAATCGGTAGGTCTGCACTCTCACACTCATAAAACAATTCATAAGATGGATAGATCACTAGGCATTCGTCACTTATGCCAATGCATCTGCCGTCTTTCAGAATCACGAAGTCCACCATGCTGCCGCCGCCAGTGTTCTCTGTATTGGTGCGTTCAATATAGGTAGTCATAGCTTCTCGGCCTCCATAAATTGATAAGGGATGCGGGTTTGCGAAATTACATCCCCATTCGCATTAAAAATGACAACATTAAATTCTTGGTCTTCGTCACTCTGCCGTAGGCATAAATGCCCGCCTACTTGTGTTACTTCGTCAGCCTCAAAGTCATAGACATTAAAGTCAACAATGATGCGGTTATCAGTAGGGTAAAGCGGGCGGTCAACGCTAGTAGTTACCCTTTCGGTTGGTGATAGTTTCATGCTGTTTCCTTTTCTACAAATGCGGGATTGCCTGTCATATCCCTATAAAACTTGGCTTCTTTCTCTGCTTCTTTCTTGGTTTTGAATTCGCCTAGTAGGGTGAAGTTGTGGTTATATACGCGGTAAATCATGGCTTACTCCTCTTCCTGTTCCAGTTCGTCAATGGCGTATGCTTCTCTCAAATGATCGGGGCAGCCTTCAGTTTTATAGCTGTGATCTTCGCCGTCAATAAACTCACCGATAAAGTCGCAGCCGCCCTCGTAATAAGTGGCTTTGATCTTGAAGCCCATTTCCTCTAGCTTGTAATAGGCATCTACTGGCGGAGACCACGCAGAATCAAAGTAAGCGGTAAAGCTGTTGGGTGTTTCGTCATATGGGTTGTTGTCATAATCGCTGTGATATCCAATATCCCACTTAGTTCCCCATTCACCCAAGGCAAACCGATACCATGTCGGGTATCCATACTTCTTAATATTGGCGGCTTGCTTGGCCTTCAGCTCAGCTTGTTTATCGTCACCAACAAATCCCTCTATTGTGTCTATCAGTTCTTGCGGGCATGGAATAAATTCAGTTAAGAATTTGTGGTTCATCCATGCTGCACGCGCACGCGCGATCATGGCGGGGTCATTGTGGGAAATGGTCATTGTGTTGTTACACCAGTTGGGCATGATTAACTCCTTTAGATTGGTTGATTTCTTCTTTCACTATGTCTAACAGTTCTCTTCGCGTATAGCCTGAGAATCTTCTGCTCTCGCTCATATCCCCATCTGTCCAAAAAGCGCGATCAGTTTCTCGCCCTCTCTCAACAATGATGGTGAAATTTTTATAGTGGTATTGCATGGCGGCATCCTTAAGAGTTAGTAACTGGCTCATATGTCCAGTTAACGCCGTCATGTTGATCGGCATAAGTCCATTCGACTAACTCTTCGCTGTCGGGTTCGAGTTGCTGCTCTATGATTTTTGTCTGCGCTTCTTCAAGGGTTTCAGCTTCAACAAAATATTCATAGCTAACAGTTGCAAATAATTGAAATGTTTTCATGGTCGGCATCCTTAAATAATTGCAGCATCATGGATAACTGGCGTGTCACCTTTGGCGGCGAGCATTACAGTTACTTCGTAAGACTTGCGAGCTTTAAATTGTTTGGCTGCTATCTCTTGCGCGTCAAATGAGCGCAAAGCTTTGACCTCAATTTGTTTTCCGCGATAAAAAGCTATGTATGTGAACATGGTTGGCATCCTTAAAAGTTTGCGTAGTTAGAAGCTTTTTTAATGATTTCTGCATCCAAAAAAACGCCATGCTTAAATGAATATTTGCCGTGGGCAGCATCCATTTTTGCGATCTTGTGTTTGATGTAGTAGTTCGCAGCTTTCACGGCTGCAACGCGGTCAATCTTCGCGGCATCCATCAAAGTATTGATTAGCCATGCATCCGCATTGTTCATGCGGATAGCGATCGGGCGGAATTCTTCGTGCATAGTTGGCATCCTTAATATTCTTCGGCGTAATCTTCTAATGAGGTAATGAGGCCATCAAAATCCTCATTAGCCCCAAGCATTCCCGCGAGCGCGTAAACAATGGTGCGGTCGTATTCTTCACACAATGATTCAAGATAGGCGCGGCGGTCTTCAAATCCGTTAGCTTTGTATTCGTTCATGGTCGGCATCCTTTATATATAGGTGTTGGGTGAGAGGCGTTTATAACAGGTATATTGGATAATGCAAGGCATCCTTAAGATAACCTTGCATCATGGTAGGTTATTGAACTTCGGCGCGGCCTAAGTCGATCAGTCGGCGGGCTTCGGGTCTGTCTTTGGGGTCTTCGCTGTCGAGCATGGCGCGGATTTTCTCAGCTACTGCGCGGCTTTTCTCAGGCGTGGCGCGTTGGTATCTCGCGCCGTGGTTTATGTAATCGGCTTCGGTGTGCTTCATGGCATCCCTTTAATGGATATTCACAATTAAATTATCGGATAGCTTGCCGATATAAAGCGTGCCAATATTGGAATAAATGCAACAATAAACGCGCCGCCATCTATCATTAAATCGCACCATATAAGGCGTGGCTAGTCGGCTGCCGTATCCGCTCGCGGTTTGGTTTAGTCCTTTGTCGTGATACCAAAGCGGGGCATCCTTAAGGTCAACGGCTATTGTGGCGAAGCTGTCGCGCGTGCCGTCTGCGCGGGTGCTGTGGGTTTGTATGTATGCGGTTTTCATTGGGCGGCCTTTCAAGTGTTGCGGGTGAGTCTTACGATACAAATGCATTTGTCTTTTGAATAGGGGGCTTGCATTGCTCGAATGCTTTGGCAAGTGAGTAAATTGGGGTGATCGTTTTCATCCCCCCATCTAAAGCGGGGGATTAAATAAATTTCTGCGTGGGTGGGGGTTAGTTCATCATCTAATCGTCTTAAAAGATAATAAATTTCTTGTCCGTCTATGCCGTGATCGATTGTGCCGATATGGGTTAATTCCATTTCGGGGGTGGTTTCGGTTTGCATGGGTTGGCCTTTCAAAATAGATTTAGGGTTGTGTCTTTAGCTGCGGGCGGCGTTGGGTGCGTGAGTGAAAACGCGGCGGCTTCGTCTGCCTGTCGCGGGTCTCGCGGGCTTAGCCCTTCGGCTTCGGCGTGTAAGGCGTTGGCGTGGGTTAGGTCACTTGGGTTTCGTTTCCCTTCGAGTTCATATCGTGCGAAGTAATAGGCGGCGCGGTCGCGCAGTTCTTGGGCTTGCTGTTGGCGTGTCAATTTATAAACTCCTGAGAATGAATGATGATGGGGCTCGCAAATCCTTTGACCTTTACGCGGTAAGAGTGCGGCGCGGTGCGGGTGATCTGATAGTCGGCGGGCTTGCTGCGATAGCTGCGAAGCATTCGGGCGGTGCGTTGGCGGCTGTCAACGGCAACCCTTGCGGGCTCGTTTTCAAAGTAAAAAAGATAATTTGGTTTCATGGTTTGGCCTTTTTATAATTCGCGTTTTAATGAGTCGATCGCGCTGCCCCAATTTATGCGGCTGTATGTCTCTGAATATCTCGCGTTGCCGTTTGGCCAATAATCCTTGTCGATAACGCCGTTATCCCATAACCATTCTGCGGCGGACTGCCGCCATTGATCGCCATATCCGTATTGTGTGGGGATGTAAACGCCGACACCCGCGACTGTCATTCTTACGCTGTGGTAAGTGTTGCCGTTGATTTTGTCAAACCATAGGCGGCCTGTCGCGCTGATTTCTGCGCCGTCTTTCACTTTGTCGCGGATGATCTCGCGCATATGTTGGCGGTCGTATTCGAGAGATAAAGCGGCGGCGGCTTTTATTTCCCTTACTTTGTATTTGGTTTTGAATTGTGCGCGTTCAATCGCGGCTTGCTCATATGCTAGGTCTAAATATTCGGGGACTTCGCGGCTAAACGACACGGCTGCGAGATGCTGTCGGTGTTGGTAAGTGTCGCGCTGATGGTGCATTGATGCTGCTAAACCTTCGGCGCGGCTTTGCTCTGCGGGGCTTAATTTGTTCATGGCGTTTGTCCTTTAGATTGTTTCGGGTTGGGTTTGTTTAACTGTCACGCTGTAACCTAGCTTTTTAATTTTCTCAATGGCTGCGCGGGTGAGCGTCTTCGTGTTGGCTATTTCTGCAAATAGGCGGCTTTGATGGCACGCGGGGTATATGGTTTGCACGCCGTATATGCTTTTCAATTCGACTGTGATTGTGTTCATGGTGATTTATTCCTGTATGTTGGTTGTATAGGTTTGGCCTTGGTCTAGGTCAAAAAAAGAAAATGCGCCGTCTTCTTCGCGCAGCCGCATTGGGTGAGCGGCTTCGGCGATTAGGTCGGCGAGCGTTTCGGTCATGCAGCCGCCGCCGTCTTCGCTGCCCAAATAAATATTGGGGCGGGGAATTTCAGAATAAGCGTTGTATGTTTTCATGGTTTAGCCTTTTTGGTGTTTGGTAATCTGAGCGGCAACCCAAAGCAAATAGAGTGCTTTTAATGGGCTGTAATAGTCGCGGGCTGCGGTGTAAGCGTAAGCTTTGCCGAAGTGGTGCGCGTTGTCTTGAATTTCGAAAATGTTCATTATTGGCCTTTCAAAGTGTTGATAATTTGGCGAGCTGCTGCCCGATACCTAAACCCGCGAGCGGCGCGGTTTTGTTTTTGAATGCTGCGGCGGCTGCGGCGTAATGCTTACCCGCGAGAATCACGGCTGCGCGGTCGGCGTATGGCGCGAGCTGCGCGGCGGTGCGGGCTGCCCATGCTTCGCGGTCGGCTTTGGTCATGCCGCCTAAATAGGCGTTGTAAGGCTCAATTATTTGATCGGGGGTGATCGCGCCGTGTAGAGCTGAGAGAATGATTATTTCAGCGTCTGCGCGGCGTGCGGCTTTCATGGCGAGCTTAAAAGCTTGGCCTGTGTAAATGTCGGCGGCTGCGGCTGCGCGGTCAAGCTTCGAAGCTGAGCAAGCGATTAGATAGAGGGGCTTCATTGGAAAATGTCTCCTTGCAGTTCTGCGAAGCTGTCGGCCTTCATTGGGGCTAAACCCAAAGCGGCGCGGGCTGCGGTTTTTTCATGGTTAATTAGGAAAATGCGGCGTTTGTATTCTGCGGGCGTTAAGACATAACCCAAAGGGCGGGGCGTGTCTAGCTCGCGGCGGGCTTGGGCGAGAATGCGGGTTTCGGTCATGGTGTGGCCTTAAATGTTTGCGTAGTCGGTTTTGAATTGTTCAGTGAGCGCGGCGGCTGCGGCTTTGATAGCTTTGGCGTTGTCGCTGACTGGGTTAGTGTGCTTCTGTGTATGGTTGTATTCGCGCAAAGCGTTGCGGATAACTTCTATTTCTCTAGCTGTGAGCGTGTAGGCCTTGGTTTTCATGGGTGTTGTCCTTTGTGGGTTAGTTGTCTCTGCTACCTGTGTGGTGCATTGGGGGTGATACTACCTGTTAACACCTAAACCTGTCAAGCCAACCAAAGTATTCAAAAAACATATATTTATTGAAATTTTTTCTATTGGTTACGCGTTGCTGTTAGTCATTGCCTATCGGCTCGCGGGCTGCGGCGGCTGCGGTATCGGGCGGGCTTCGCGGCGGGTAAACGGCTTCGGGTGTGCTTATGTAATAGGGGATAACATAACCCAAGCTTTATAGCTGCTATCGTGTTTCCCTGTCTTATTGTGTTTCCTTTGTTGTTCTGCCTATAATCGGCAGCATGAAAACGCCAACACTATCACGCAAACAAATACGCGAAGGACTAGAGCAAGTGCCATTCCGCGACATCATGGGGAAAGAAGCCGCCGCGAAGATTACCCCGAAAATGCAAGCCTTCGCGCTCGAAGTTGCCAAAGGCGCGAGCGGTTCTGAGGCTCTGCGAAAAGCTTATAACTCAAAGGGTAAAAAGAAAACCCAAGCAAACGCAGCATATAAGCTGCGGCGGCGTGCCGATATCGCGGAGACAATAAAAGCCTTCGAGCGGGCTATTGAGCTTCAGAAATACTACACGGCTGCGGGCTTGAGAGCTTTGGTTATTGAATCCCTTGTGAATGTCATTACTTCAGAAGATGCAAACGCTTCGCAAATCACAAACGCGGCTAAGGTTCTCGGCACTGTCACCGAAGTAGCAGCCTTTACGGAAAGAAAAGAGATCACAACGATTACTAGCAGCGAAGATGCACGCGCGCGCGTCATGATGCAACTGCGCGACATGATGAAATTAAATGCGACTGATGTGGAGGAAATCGAGGCCGACTCCCTGTTGAAAGAGCTGGCGGGCGACCCCACGACCCCCCACACCCCAGATGCCAGTTTGGAGTCCCCTACTACCATACATAGTAATCCACACACTCAATCACCAAAAAATTCAACTACCCCCATCGATACTTTAGTTCACACATCTGACTCTGATCCTGCAGAAAGTACCCCCTTATGATTTTTAGTACAAAAGGGGTAGGGGGGTATATTTTTTTAGAACCTTTAGCGAAAAGCAACATAAACGTTTATGTTGGTTTGGGTTTTCTATAGGTTTTGACTATCAGAAATGGGGAATCGATAGTGGCCAAAATAAACATGAAATTAAGTAAAAAGGATAAATCGTATGATGAATGCATGGAGATCATTATGACGCCCGCGCAGAGGGAAGTTTTTCTTATTGTGGATGAGTGGTGGAAGATGTATGGGTTTAGTCCTAGCCTTAGAGATATTGCGCACCAAAGGGGGAAGATGGGGCTTGGGAATACAAGTGAGATTGTGGATAGGTTAGTTAGAGTTGGCGCGTTGAAGAAGTTAAAGAACAAAGGTCGGTCGATACGGCCTGTGTATATAAACTTTAGGAACTTGGAATGAACGTACATTTTTCTAGTGCAACAGATTTATGGTCTACGCCCATAGATTTTTTTAACAAGTACAACGAGCAATATGGCTTTGAACTTGATGTTTGTGCAAATGCTGAGAATGCAAAATGCCAAAGATTTTTTACAAAAGAAGATGACGGGCTGTCAAAAGAGTGGATTGGGATATGTTGGATGAACCCGCCGTATGGAAGGGAGATAAGTAAATGGATGAAAAAAGCTTATGAATCTTCTTTGGCGGGAGCTACTGTTGTTTGTTTGGTTCCTGCTAGAACTGATACTGCTTGGTGGCATGACTATGCAATAAATGGAGAGATTGAATTTATACGTGGACGTTTAAAGTTTGGTGGTTCTAAGAACTCCGCTCCTTTTCCATCTGCTGTTGTGGTGTTTAAAAATAAATAATGACTGGAAAAAATAAAAAAGTTGCTCCGCCGGGGAGTATGTTGGAAAAGTTGCTTGGGCAGTTGCCAATAAACGAGCAGGAAAAACTGCTGGCGGATGTAGAGACTTATAAGCAGTCTATAGAGCGGGAGAATGCTCAGAAATCTTTTATGGCGTATGTGAAGATGATGTGGCCGGGCTTCGTTGGGGGTCGGCATCATGCGTTGATGGCTAAGAAGTTTGAGGATATTGCTAGTGGGAAGATAAAAAGGCTGATTATTAACATGGCTCCGCGCCATACTAAGTCTGAGTTTGCTTCTTATCTGTTGCCGAGCTGGTTTTTGGGGTTAAATCCGCATAAAAAGGTGATTCAAACTTCCAATACTGCCGACTTGGCCGTGGGTTTTGGTAGAAAAGTCCGTAATTTGGTGGATTCTGAGCAGTATTCACTGGTATTTCCCGATGTTTCCCTACGCCAAGACTCGAAAGCAGCGGGTAGGTGGGCTACTAATAAGGGCGGAGAGTACTTTGCTATTGGTGTTGGCGGTACTGTGACGGGTAAAGGCGCGGATTTGTTGATTATTGATGACCCGCACTCGGAACAAGAGGCTGCTTTGGCCGCTGGGGATGCTAGTGTCTATGACAAAGTGTATGAATGGTACACATCTGGTCCGCGCCAGCGTTTGCAGCCGGGTGGAGCTATCGTTATTGTTATGACCCGATGGGGCGATAGCGATTTAACTGGCCGAGTTATAAAAGATTCGCTGCAAAGAGAAAAAGGTGAGAGCTGGGAACTAATAGAACTACCAGCGATCATGCCTAGTGGTAATCCCCTATGGCCAGAGTTCTGGTCATTGGCTGAATTAGAAGCTTTGAGAGAAGAACTTCCACCGTCTAAGTGGAATGCTCAGTATCAGCAGAGTCCTACTGGCGAAGAAGGTGCGTTAGTTAAGAGAGATTGGTGGATGGCGTGGAAAGAAGATAATCCACCGCCATGTGACTTTGTTATCCAGTCTTGGGATACGGCGTTTACAAAGAATGAGCGGTCTGACTACTGTGCCTGTACGACATGGGGTGTGTTTTATAAAGATGAAAATCCAAATAACGCAAATATTATTTTGCTGGATGCGTTTAAAAAGCGGATGGAGTTTCCTGAGTTAAAAGAGCGTGCTTTTACTGGATATCAGGAATGGAATCCTGATGCGTTCATAGTTGAGGCCAAAGCATCTGGTTTGCCGTTGGTGCATGAGCTGCGCCGCATGGGAATTCCTGTGCAAGATTTCACGCCAACTAGGGGTAATGATAAGTTTGTGAGATTAAACTCTGTGACTGATATGTTCCGCTCTGGTAAAGTGTGGGCACCTGAGACTCGGTGGGCTGCCGAAGTAATTGAAGAGATTGCAGCTTTTCCTAATGCTAGTCATGATGACTTTGTAGACAGCACTACGCAGGCTCTGATACGATTCAGACAGGGCGGGTTTTTAAGATTGGATTCTGATGAGAAAGAAGATCTCATCGGGTTTAAAAAGTCACGCGCATACTACTAAGGATATATATGGCAATGGAAAAAGGTTTGTACCAAGCACCAGAGGGCATCGAGGCTTTAGCAGAACAGCCCGATATTGAAATAGAAATTGTCAATCCAGAAGAAATCCACATTGGGATGGATGGATTAGAGATAGACATGATGCCTGCGGGAGATGAAGACTTTGGCAAAAACCTAGCCGAAGATATGCCTGAGAGTGTATTGTCTACATTGTCTGGCGAATTGCTTGGAGACTTTGAAGAAGATCTGTCCTCCCGCAAAGACTGGATCCAGACTTATGTAGACGGTCTAGAGTTACTAGGCTTGAAGATAGAGACCAGATCAGAACCTTGGGAAGGCGCTTGCGGTGTGTATCACCCGCTTATGGCTGAAGCTTTAGTTAAGTTCCAGTCTGAAATGATGATGGCCACTTTTCCTGCTGCCGGCCCAGTAAAAGTTCAAATCGTTGGCAAAGAAACACCAGAGAAAAAAGCATCTGCTGAGCGAGTTCAAGTTGATATGAACTACCAGTTAACAGATGTGATGACTGAGTACAGACCTGAGCATGAGCGTATGTTATGGGGCTTGGGTTTATCTGGTAACGCTTTCAAGAAAGTTTACTTTGATCCCAACTTAGATAGGCAGGCATCTATATTTGTGCCGGCGGAAGATTTGGTCGTTCCTTATGGCGCTTCTAATCTACAGTCAGCAGAGCGTGTTACCCATGTAATGCGTAAAACTCAGAATGATGTCCGCCGTTTACAGGTATCAGGCTTTTGGCGGGACGTAGATCTGGGTGAGCCAGATATTGTTTTAGACGAAGTAGAGAAGAAGATTGCTGAGAAGTTGGGGTTCCGCGCTACTACGGATGACCGCCATAAGATTTTGGAGATGTGTGTAGACCTAGACTTAGAGGGCTATGAGCACAAGGATGAAGATGGAGATCCAACAGGTATTGCTATTCCTTACATTGTCACGATTGACAAGAGCAGCGGAAAAGTTTTAGCAATCCGCAGAAACTGGAAAGAAGGCGATGAACTACATACCAAGTGCCAGCACTTTGTGCATTATGGTTATGTTCCCGGTTTTGGTTTCTATCATTTTGGTTTGGTACATCTTGTGGGGGCGTTTGCCAAATCTGGAACGTCTTTACTACGTCAGCTTGTTGATGCTGGCACTCTTTCTAATTTACCCGGTGGATTTAAAGCCAGAGGGATGCGAGTTAAGGGTGACGATACACCTATTGCACCCGGAGAGTTCCGCGACGTAGATGTACCAAGTGGCACCATCAAAGATAACTTGATGACTTTGCCATATAAGGAGCCAAGCCAAACATTGCTGGCTTTGCTGAACCAGATCATTGAAGACGGACGCAGGTTTGCTAATGCGGCTGACTTGCAGATCTCTGATATGTCTAGCCAAGCTCCAGTGGGAACTACGCTTGCTATATTAGAACGCACATTAAAAGTAATGTCTGCCGTACAGGCGCGCATCCATTACTCAATGCAACAGGAATTGGTCTTACTCAAAGAGATCATTGCTGAGTCTGCGTTGGATGACTATGACTATGACCCAGATTCTGGTTCACGTCGGGCTAAAAAAACTGACTATGAGAATGTAGACGTAATCCCAGTCTCGGATCCTAATGCAGCCACGATGGCGCAGAAGATTGTGCAGTACCAAGCTGTCTTACAGTTGGCTCAGTCTGCCCCGCAGATGTACAACATGCCACTGTTGCACCGTCAGATGTTGGATGTATTAGGTATTAAAGAAGCTCATAAATTGATCCCAATGCAGGAAGATCAAAAGCCTGCTGACCCAGTTACTGAGAATCAAAACATTCTCATGGGTAAGCCGGTAAAAGCATTTTTATACCAAGATCACCAAGCCCACATTACTGTTCATATGTCAGCCATGCAGGATCCAAAAATCCAGCAGCTGCTACAGGGCAACCCAATGGCTCAGCAGATGCAAGCTCAGATGATGTCTCATATTAATGAACATCTTGGCTTTGAATACAGAAAGCAGATTGAACAACAGTTGGGCATGAACTTACCGCCGCAAACAGATAAAAGCGGGGAAGATGTACCAATGGATCAAAATGTGGAAGCACGTTTGTCACCATTGTTGGCTCAAGCAGCACAGCAATTATTGCAAGTTAACAAACAACAAGTTGCCCAGCAGCAGGCTCAACAGCAGGCTCAAGACCCCATCGTACAGATGCAACAACAAGAGTTGCAGATCAAGATGGCTGAGCAACAACGTAAGGTACAGAAAGATCAAGCAGATGTTCAACTACGGATGAAACAGCTTGAGATAGAGCATGAGCGCATCCTTGCACAAACCAAGGTAAGCGAGCAGCAAGCAAAATTAGGCGCTTTGAAAGCTGTTGCAGAACAACAGAATCAAAGAAAGATGGAGGAACTTCGCCTAAAACAAGACTCCATCAAAACGGTAGCAAACCTAGAAAACCAACGGATGACAAACAAACAAAAATTGTTTGCCGATGGTTTAAAGGCTGCTCACAATATCCACAAGGAAAATCCAAAGCAAGAAGCTAAACCCACAAAAGGTGAAGAATGACTGTATTTGAATTAGTCGTCAAACAAATCGACGACCAAGCTTCGTATCTCCGAGAGGGACTCAGCCTAGGCCGAGCCACTTCCCTTGAGGAATACAAAGGAACCTGCGGCGAGATTAAAGGTCTGCTCGTTGCTAGGGGATTCATATTAGACCTCATGCAAAAAATGGAAGAATCAGATGACTGAATTTGACGTCAGTGCTGTAGACCTTTCTGGCATTCTCAACAAGGATGCGGAAGAAAAGGCAAAGCAGCTCCCTGATCCAGCCGGCTTTATGCTCCTCACCGTAGTGCCAGAAGCTATGGAAGAGTACGCAGATAGCGAAGTTGGGTTAATTAAAGACAGCCAGACGATGCACTACGAAGAAGTGCTGACCCCTGTGCTGTTTGTAGTCAAGATGGGACCAGAATCCTATCAAGACAAAACGCGGTTCCCATCAGGACCACGTTGCAAAGTTGGCGATTTTATTATCGTCCGCCCAAACTCAGGCACCCGCTTGAAGATTCATGGCCGCGAATTCCGAATGATTAATGATGATTCGGTTGAAGGCGTTGTGCAAGATCCACGCGGCATCACCCGTGCTGCATAAGGAATAAGTCATGGCATTACCCGAATATGAATTACCAGATCCAGATAAAGATGTTGCTACGGAAGACGACAAGTTTGAAGTAGAAATTGAAGTCGTAGATGACACCCCAGAGTACGACCAAAAACGTACTCCGATGCCAAAAGAGATCGTCGAGAAACTAGATAAAGACGAACTTGAGGAATACGACGACGAAGTAAAAGAAAAATTAAGGCAGATGAAAAAGGTTTGGCACGATGAGCGCCGAGCCAAGGAAGCTGTTTTACGTGAGCAAGAGGAAACTATTGCCTACGCCAAAAGGATTGCCGAAGAAAATAAAAAGATGCGGCAGATGATCCAGTCTGGCGAGAAAGAGTATGTAGAAACTATTCAGTCTTCAGCCACCATGCAATTGGAAATGGCCAAGAAAGGATACAAAGAAGCATACGAATCTGGGGACGTAGATCAAATGATGGAGGCGCAACAGAAGTTGCAAGAAGCCAACCTTCGTTTGATGCGCGCCAACAGTTTTAAACCTACTGCTTTACAAGAAGAGAAATTTGAGGTACAAACTCAACTTGAGCAGACCCCATCGGTACCAAAACCCGACGAACGCGCACTGGATTGGCAAAAACAAAACAGGTGGTTCGGATCAAATAAGGTGATGACCGCAATGGCTTTAGGATTACACGAAGATCTTAAAGACAGCGGAGTACCGGTTGGATCTGACGAGTATTACGAAACATTGAACAAAACAATGCGTCGTCGTTTCCCAGAGCAATTTGAAGAAACAAGAGAGGAAGAAGTTCCTAAAGCGCCAGCAGCCCGTTCCAAACCACGATCTGTTGTTGCTCCAGCTGTCAGAACAAGCTCGCCACAAAGAGTGCGACTGACTGAGACCCAGATTAACTTATCAAAAAAGTTTGGGTTAACGCCTGAGCAATATGCAATTGAACTTAAAAAATTAGGAGGCTGATATGAATGATGTAGTACAAACCCGTAAACCTCGCGCAGCGGAAGCTCGCGAAAACGCTATGCGCCCCACATCATGGAAAGCCCCCGAAGCGTTACCATCTCCTGATCCTAGACCGGGCATCACTCATCGCTGGGTAAGAACCAGTATGTTGGGTGTAGCTGATGTTCAAAACATCTCTGCCAAGTTTAGAGAAGGATATGAACCCGTGAAAGCGGAAGATTATCCCGAAATGATGATGCACGCCTCTACCGATGGTCGCTTTAAAGGCAACATTGAGGTCGGAGGTTTGGTTCTCTGTAGTATTCCTTCTGAGTTTTTGAAGCAAAGAGAAGCACATTTCTCTAACTTAAATAAACAAACTATGGAATCTGTAGATAATAATTTTATGAAAGACAGCGATCCACGGATGTCGAAGTTCTCTGAGAAATCGACAAAAGTATCGTTTGGTTCTGGTTCTTAAACTTTTTTTTCAAGGAGTCTTAAATGGCTTATCCCACGGTCTCGGCCCCCTACGGCCTAAAGCCTGTGAACTTGATTGGTGGACAGGTATTTGCGGGTTCTACTCGTAACCTACCTATCCAATACGGCTATGCCACCAACATTTTCTATGGCGATTTCGTCTCTATCACACGCGGTTTTGTGACCCGTTTAGCAGTTACTGATGGCGGCTCTGCCTCCACTGGTGCTGTTAACTACGGTCAAACCGGCATCTTCTTGGGTTGTTCGTTTACGAACCCCATCACCAAGCAAAAGCAGTTCCAGCAATACTGGCCCGCTTCTACCTTGGCTGGCGATGCTGTCGCAATCGTGGTTGATGATCCTGACACCATCTTCCGATGCGCTGTCGTGACATCACAAGGTGGTACTACCATCGGTTCAGCTGCCCCATCAATGGTTGGTTTGAACATGACTGTCTCTAACTTGGCTGGTTCTACAGCAACTGGTAACTCGTCTAACGGCGTGTTGAACAGTTCTGCTGCTACCACCGCTGCTTTGCCAGTGCGCGTCATTGACGTCGTTCCTGACACTGCTGTTGCTTTAGGTACTGCTA